GGAGCAAGTGCGAGACGTGCAGGAGGTGCAAGGCGCACCGCTGGATGTGCTGGCGATGCTGGAGCAGGAAGGCTACGAAATCGAGGCCGTTGAGCCTTTGATGGGCGCTGCAGTGCCGCTGTTCAATGCGAAAGTGGCCCGCACGCAGGACAAGAAGCGCGTGCTGGTCGAGGCGTTCCCGCCTGAGCAGCTTATTGTCAAGCGCGGATGGACTTCACCGCTGCTGGGCGAATGCCCCTATGTCGCGCGTCTGATGCAGGTCACGCTGTCCGATCTTCGCCAGATGGGGTTCAAGGGCGTGACGGCAGCAGAATTGCGCGCATCAGAAGATGCGATGCGTGACGCGCAGGAGGAAGACTACCGGCTGCAACGCACGGACGGTGGTTTCACGCAGGACAACGACGAGGTTGATAGCGAGGATGACAGCCTCGCAACGGGATGGCTGCGCTGCGAATACGTCCTGGTGGACTATGACGGCGACGGCATTGCAGAGCGGCGACTGATCTATCGCTTGGCAGACAAAATCCTATCGAACGAGGAAACCGATCAGGTTCAGATCGCCACGACCAGCCCGATCATCAATACGCACCGCTGGGACGGCATGTCCATTTCCGAGTGCGTTTCGGACATTCAGCGCCTCAAGACCGACCTGACGCGGGCGATGGTCAACGGGGCGAATTTGGCCGTGAACCCGCGCAAGACGGTGCTGACCGATGCCAACGGCGCGCCGTATGTCGAGATCGATGATTTGCTGGATTTCCGCATTGGCGGGATCGTGCGGCAGACGCGCCAGGATGCGTTGGGCGTAGAGCCGACCCCGTTCAATGCCGCGCAGATTATGCCGGTGCTGTCCTATGTGGACGACATGGCAGAGAAGCGCACAGGCGTTTCAAAGCAGCAGCAGGGGCTTGACTCCAACGCGCTGCGAAACGACCGCACCGCCGCAGAAGTGATGATGACGGCCAATGCGGCAAAGCAGCGCGTGAAGCTCATTGCGCGCATCTTCGCTGAAACGCTGGTCAAGCCCATATTCCTCGGCATCCTCAAGCTTCTGACCGCTGGAGACATGCCGCCGCTGGCATTCCGCCTGCGCGGCGAGTTCGTGGAATACGACCCGAACGAATGGCGCGATCAGTACGACATGACCGTGAACGTCGGCCTGGGGACTGGAGACAAGCAGCAGCAATTGGCCGTTTTCGGCAATCTGCTGCAGACGCAGATGGGCCTTGCCCAGTCGCCGTTTGGGCAGCTGATGATCCAGCCGCAGAACATCTACAACACCGTGTCGAAGATGGTGGAGCTGGGTGGGCAGAAGAACGTCAATGACTTCATCCTGAACCCGCAGGGCCAGCCGGTGCCGCAATCGGGCCCGCCGCCTCAACTGATGCTGGAGCAGGCCAAGATGCAGCAGCAGGGCCAGATCAAGCAGATGGAGCTGCAATTCAAGGCGCAGGCGGACGAAATGCAGCGGCGGCAGCAGGCAGAGCTTGAACTGATCCGCCAACGCGCACAGCAGCAGACCGACACCAACCGGCAGGCCATGGAAGCTGAGATGCACCGCATGAAGCTGGGCCAGGAAGCCGAATTGCAGGCCCTGCGTGCGCAGTACGAAGACCAACGCCATGTGCGTGAGATGGAGTTCCAGCGATGGAAGGCCGAGCTCGACGCATCGGTGAAGGTCAAGGTGGCCGACCTTGGCAGCCTGGGCAATCCGCAGGACGCTGCCACGGCTGCCGCAACGGCTGAGATTGGCCGGGAGGTGCAGCCGTGACCGACCACGAACTCGCCAAGCAAGGCGACGACGCCCGCCAGGTGCTCTCCAATCCAGCCTTTCAGCGGGCCATGGAGCAGATGCACGAGCTGGCGCACAAGGCGTTCAAGCTGACCGATCTGCGCGATGCAGAGGGGCTCAAGATCGCTCGGCAATTCGCATCGGTCACTGATGACTTCGAGGCCGTACTGAAGCGCATGGTGGAGGGCGGCAAGCTCGCACAGCTCAACATCGACAAGCACAGGGACGAAGGCGCAGCCCGCAAGCTGGCGCGCAAGGTTTTCCGGTAGTCACCTACCTTTTTGGGCGATAGACACGCCCCTCGACCCGCCCATGGTGACATGTGGGCGGGTTTTGTTTTTTAGGAGCATCCAATGGACGGACAAGCCGATTTGGCCCCGGTCTCTGCAGATGAAGTGGCGCAATTCCTTATCGACAACCCCGACGCAGACGGGGCCGATGAACAAGAGGAAATTGCACCGACCGACGAATCCCCCTCAGACGAGGACACGGACGAGCCGGAAACCGATGACGACAGCCCGGATGATGGCGAGGAAGACCCCGCCGAGAAGCCCGATCCGACAAGCGGTCGCAAATTCAAAGTCACCGTCAAGGGCGAAGACGGCGCGGACCTTGAAACCGAGGTTGACGAAAAAGAACTCATCGCAGGCTATCAGCGGCACGCGGATTACTCCCGCAAGACCGCAGAGCTTGCGCGGCGAGAAGAGCAGGCGACAGAGATCGTGCGGGCCAAGGTAACGGAAGCCCAGACGCACTATGTCCAGCAGGCGCAAATGGCACAAGCGCTTGTGGCTCGTCTCGCCGGATTGCGCAGTCCCGAGGAGATGCTGGAGCTGTCCCGCCAAGACCCTGCGGCTTATGTCGCAGAGCAAGCACGGCAGCAGCAGGTGCACAGCATGATCGCTGGCCTGCAAAACCAGTGGCAGCAAGAGCAGTTTCGCGCACAGCAAGACCGGCAAGAAGCCTTGCAACAGAGCTTCGCGCGTTGCTGGGGTGTGCTGGGGCAGAAGGGCATCGACAAGCCCAAGCTGCAGCACATCTTTGACACGGTGTCCAAAGACTACGGCATATCCCAGGATCGTTTCGCGACCCTGAACGACCCGGCTGTGGTCATGGTGATGAAGGACGCCGTGGCTTACCGGGAGCTGCAAAAGAAAAAGTCTGAGGTCACACAAAAGGCTGCGGCTGCACCGCGCCTGCCTCAGAAGTCACCCGTGCCCCGCGCCGACACGCAAGACAAAAAGCGTGTGGAGCGGCTTCGTAGTGGCCGTGGGTCTCGTGATGACCTGGCCGCATTCATCGCACAGCACAATTTGTAAGGAGTACGCCAAATGGCAGTCCCAACCAATACGTATACGCGCTACACGGCATCGACCAACGTGCGCGAAGACTTGGCCGATTTCATCGCTCGTCAAGACCCCGAAACCACGCCAATCATCTCCAGCGCAGGCAAGGCCAAGGCTACGCAAACGCTGCATGAGTGGAACCGCGACGCCCTGCGCGCACCCAATGCCGACAACGCTGCCATCGACGGCGACGACGCTTCGGCATCGGCCAAGACTCCTCCCAACCGGGTGGGCAACTACTGCCAAATCTTCCAGGATACGATTTTCGTGTCTGGTCGCGCCGAGGTGGTGGACAAGGCTGGCATGAAGTCCGCGATGGCCTACAACAAGGCCAAGTCGTACAAGGAGCTCATGCGCGACATGGAGAAGATGGTTGTCTCCAACAACGTCGCCGTGCTGGGCTCGGGTGTTGCTGCGGCCAAGGCGACGGGGCTTGGCCCGTTGATTTACACCAACGCGAACCACGGCGCAGGGGGCTCGACAGTGGCGCACACCTCGGGCGTCGCGTCCGTGGCGCCTACGCCTGGCACCCCACGCGCTTTCAGCAAGACTATCTACGACGATGCGGTGCAGGCCACATACATCAGCGCGGGCAAGGTGCCCAAGGCTGTGTACATGTCCCCGGCGCACAAGGCCCTGGCCTCGACTTTCACCGGCATTGCGTCCAATCGCTATGAGGTGAAGGGCACCAACCAGGGCGCGATCATCGGCGGCGCTGATGTGTACGTGTCGGACTTCGGCGCCATGACGCACGTTCCGCACTACATGATGGCTGGCAGCACGCTGGTGTACGGCCTTGACCTGTCGGAAATCAAGATGGCCTACCTGCGCCCGTTCTTCTCGCAAAAGCTGGGGGCCTCTGGCGACAGCGTGAAAGAGCAGGTCATTGTGGACGTCACGCTGCGCGTCGAAGCAGAAAAAGCCTGCTTCAAGATCGCAGATTTGTCCGGGGGATAAGCCACAACGCAGCAATCAAGGGGCCCTTCGGGGCCCCTTTTTCATTGGGGGCCGCAATGGACTTTGGACGATTCAGCGTGGACGAAGGGGTCAACCCGCATACGGGCATCCGCACGCAGATTCATTTCGAGGGCGATCAGGTCGTGGTTAAAAAGACCTACGACGCTGAGCCCTATTTGCAGCGCGTTGCAGAAATGCGCGCCCGCAATGAGGGCAAGCGCTGGGGCGAAGGCAAAGAGGTTGGTGTCCTGCCGCCGTGGGTGCACCACCAGATTTCACAGATTCAGGATGATGCTGAGCGCGAACGCGCCACCAAGCTCTTCTTCCGCGAGAACCCGGCGTTTCTCGCATACGACGCATATCTGAAATGAACTGGGGCGAACTTAAAGAGGCTGTGGCGGCTTACACGCACCGCTCTGACATCACCGCGCTGATGCCCACGTTTCTCGAACTGGCAGAGCAGCGCATCTACTACGGCGAGGCGAACTCGCCAAAGGTGCGCTGTGCAGCCATGCGCCAGTCTGCCACCTTGGCAAACGGCGCGCGGCCTGTTGGCTTTCTGGAAGCCATCAAGGTTGCCGAAGCTGGCAGCCCTGAAAAGTTTATGGAGTACCGCCCGCTCGAACGCATGCCGCAGGATGTCCGTGCCTACACATGGGACGGCGACACGCTGGTGCTATCGGATGACCAGGCATTCCCGGTCGATCTGACCTACTACGCAAAGCTCGCCACACCAACGCTGGACGCGGACGAGAACTGGCTCATGGCCAACGCACCTTCGATCTATCTCGCATCGATGCTGGTCGAGGTGCATCGGTGGGCCGCAGACGACGCCAGCGCCGCTCGTGAGGCGTCCAACTACGCCAGCGCGGTAGGCGCTCTTGTGTCTCAAGATAAATCAGCAGCAATCAGCGGCTCTGCGCTGCGCATTCGGGCAAGGGGCTGAAATGACCGTCGAAACCGCAACCTACATCTCCCAACTAGACCCGACATACCCAGCCGCAGGCGACCCCAAGAGCGAAGGCGACAACCATCTGCGCCTGGTAAAAACGGTGCTGAAAACGCAGTTCCCGAACTTCGGCACCAATGCCATTTCGGCGACTGCGGCAGAGGTTAACTACCTCGTCGGCGTCACCTCTGGGGTGCAAACCCAGCTCAACACGCTGGACACCGGCAAGGCGTCCAAATCTGGCGCGACCTACACCGGCACGCACGACTTCACTGCCGCCGCATTGACCGTGCCAACCCAAGCCACAGGCGATGCCACGACCAAAGCAGCCAGCACGGCATTCGTGTCTGCCACGGCATTCAACGCTGCGCTGCCTGGGCAGACTGGCAACGGCGGCAAATTCGTCACGACCGATGGAGCGAATGCAAGCTGGTCGAACATCTACGGCACGCCGACACTCATCAGCACCAACACCAACGCCGTCAACGGCGGTTTCTACGTGCTCACGGCAAGCCTGACCCTCACGCTGCCTGCAACCCCTTCGTCTGGTGACGTGGTGCATGTCTCCAACAGATCGGGGGCGACGACCTGCGTCATTGATCGCAACGGTTCCAACATCATGGGCCTTGCAGAAAACATGACGCTGGACGCATCTGACCAACCGTTTTCACTGGCCTACGCCGACGCCTCGCGTGGCTGGGTTTTGATCTAAGGGCATCACATGAGCAATCTGAGCGACTTCATCGGTGGTGGTGGAGGCGGGGAGCTGCGCTTCCAAGACTTCACGGCCTCTGGCACGTTTACACCGTCTGCGGCACTGCTTGCTAAGGGTGGCCAGGTCTATTACGAGCTGATCGGCGGGGGTAGTAGTGGGGCGATAGGCTACTCAAGCGCCGCAGCGATTGGCGGGGATGCTGGGGTCTACAAAACCGGCGTGATT